CTCCTACTGCTCTCGCTTTCCTTTGCTGCATTGTGAACAGCTCGCGGGCAACTCCTTTGCTTATTTCCTTTATATCTTGAGGCTTTGTGACCACTAGCCCTGGGAATGATATGTTATATGTATCGCCAAGCCCTGTTCCACCCGAAGCTCCCATCCCTTTTAATGGGATTACAGCTTCAGGACCAGCTTCTCCTATTAGTGCCAAAGTAGGTTGAGTAAATATGCCGCCTTTCGCGGCTTTTGTCAACTTTGATTTGACAGCCATGATACTCAAAGTGAGCGCTGCCACACCAGCGATACCCAGAGCGACTCCAACAAACGGCACCGCAGAAGCCCAAGCCCAGATTTTAGCTGCCGCAGCGACTATAAGACCAGCGACTGCCTTAAATGCACTAGCACCAAGGGTGATAAAACCCTTTGCTAGTGAACCAATACCCCCTATTAACTTAGGAATATTTACCATAGATAAGCCCATCATCAACGGCCCTAACGCAGTCATACCAGCCAGGATGGGTTCTAAAGGTTCAAGGAAACTACTAGAACTCAAAGTCAGTTCGCTCCATTTCTGCTTGAGTTTATCCATAAGGGTATATTGCTCATTGGCTACGTCAGCATATTCCTGCGTCATGCCGGTGGCACCTTCGAGCCCAGATTTGTACTTTTCTAACTCTTCACTAGTCATACCAAGAGCTTCTGTTAAGGCGATGCCCTCTTCTTGCGACTGCGTAACCGCCTTGTTCCACTCTCTTAACATTACTTTGCCCGGCTCCACACCATTATCTGACATATACATCATAGCAGCAGCCATATCGTCAATGGTAAGTCCAGCGTCGACCATATCTTGCGAAGTGTAACCGACCATCGTATTAAAATCTTCTAGGGATATGGTGCTATTCCTTACCATGTAAGTCATCATGTCGGTTTTATTAGCGACTTCTTCCGCAGTTAATCGAAATGTCTTCATGGCCGGAACCATTATCTCTGTGACTTGACTGGCACCCATACCAAGCGCATCGCCTAAAGTGTCAAATGCTATGGCTGTAGCTTTCAGGACTTCTTGGTCGTGTATTCCAGCTCTGGCCAGCAAGTCGAAGGTCTCGGTGACTTCTTCGATAGGAAAGGTCACATTGGTGGTCGCTAAAGTCAGGTCTCGCATTTCTTTGGTAGTAACACCTAAGGTGAGGGCTGTCACACCAAGGTGTGCGTTTATTTCTTTGGTGGACTGAATGATAGCCAAGCCAGCAGCACCAGCAGCCGTAAAAGCAGCTCCCATAACTCGCAGTCCCTTCTTTAGCTTCTCAGCGTTCTTTTCCATACTGGACAACTGGTTATTAACTCCCTGTGTTCCGTCAAGGGATACCTTGCCAAATAGTTCGAAAACGTTCAACTGACTTCACCACCCAACGCGATATTTATCGCTTCAATTTGATTTTTCATCTGCTCAACAGTCAATTTCACCTTCTTCTTAAGCATAAAATCCTTGGGAGTGAAAGGCCTACTTCGTTTCTTCTTATCACGATTCACCTCCGCGATTATCGAGCATATCAAAGCCCCACGGTAATCAAGCGTTTCCTGCTCAAAGGCATATCTCTTTGCCAACGAGTTGAATTGTGCAAGTGTCAGGCTCCAAAACTCCCCCTCCGACAACCGCAAACAATATCGCCCGAACGACCATAAGTCTAACCACTCGGGGGCTTCTTCACTAAAGGGGCTATTTCTTCGCCCTCACTTTTTTCAGGCATAGCCGCTTCGAAAGCTTTATTTAGCTTAACTACGACCTCCATCATGTTGCTTGGAGTGACCAACGAACCCGCTTGCCTCTCGGTCAACACATCATCCTCATGTATAAGACATGCCCACAGCATAGCGCGTAAGTCCTTAGGGGACATTTTACCGCGCCCGAATGACCCATCGACAAACTTCTTACCAGTGGCTTCCTCAAAAGCTATCATGGCATTGAGGTCGAGTTTCAGTGTCCTCTCCTTATCGAGGGTGATTTTCACTCCTGGTCTCACCTTGTTCGTGATTGGCTTTGTTTTCTCCATGTTACCTCCTCCAAAGGGCAAGGCGAGCGAGTCTTTAATTCCCCGCCTTGCCCTATATTAAGTTACCAGCTTATGCTGCCGGCCTTATGACATAAACGGTGTATCTCTTAGTTATTTGACCCGCTACTTTGTAGTCGATTGTTAGTTCAGTAACGGTGTCCTCATCATCCACTACAATTTGCTCGGATAGTTCCTCACTAGTTAGCACATGAGCTACTCCAAGGGCTGTTGCGATAATAGAAGCTGCTGTTCCATGAGTGGTCGTAACCTTTATCCAAGTGCTAGCAGCAGCGATTTCCACGGAATAGATATAAGTCCCAGCTGCATATGCTGGCACAGGTGTCTTTTCCCCAACGCTATCCGTGAGGGTCAACGCAGAACTATTAGCTGACGTCGTGATAGCCAACACCGGCTTACCAGTAACTTTTAGCGTTGCCGTAAATCCAAGCTTGCCATCAAAGGGATAACTCGGACTGTAGCCTGTCGCTATGGCATCAAAAGTCCATGTAAAAGCCGCTCCAGTCGGCCCGGTAATGATTACTTCCCGCTTTGTGCCTGCTTTCATATCTGTGATGAAAGCACGCTGCCCATCCGTATCGCTGGGAATAAAGTTACCCTCAATGGAAATATCTCCGCCGTCTCGCAAACCAGCCACGAACTCTCGAAATGCGTCACCCGAATCATGGCTAGTCAAATCAATGGTGTCTACCGAGATATTTGGACCGCCGATGCTGGTTAACTCGGCTAGTGGCTGAGCATTCCATTTTATGGTTGTCCCAAATGCACTATACCCTGATGTCATTGTTTTTACCTCCTACCTTTTTATTTGCGCTCTCCATGCGCGCCTTTATTAACGCTTTAATATAGCACCTATCTGGGCGTCCTTGAGCCATTTCAGGTTGAATTGGCAAGCGTAATGCCATATATCCTGCTCGACCTCCGGCACAAAGCCGTCCGTTTGTATCCATAAATGACAATCTGTGGTTTCATCGGTTGGAAAGATTAGCCCGTCGAGTAACTCCATTATTAGCTTCCGAACGGCTAATATTTCATCCGCTTCATATGAGTGTGACCAAATATCCAAATAATAAGTGCACCTCGCTTCTGGAGACCAATCACCCAATATCCCCATATCTATACGATGGACAAGGTACGGGAAAACAGCGTCCGGTTTGGCCCAAGTAAGATACAAACGGACTGTGTCTCCCATCGCTGCTTTCAAATCAACGTCAGTTGTTAGCAGATTATAAATATAAGTTACAAGGCTTTTCTGAATATCTACAGTCATAGCCACTTCCTACCAAGTATAGATTTTACCTTATCTAACGACTTTTCAAACGAAATGCGAAGCCATGGTCTAGGCTCCATATTTCGAGTGCCAAACTCAAGCATCGGCCCATATTTTCTATCTGTTCCCACTCTTCCAATAACAGTCCTCCCCTTACCTTCAATCTCAGTTTCAATGGACTTAAAAAGGTCTGATGTAGCTATAGCTGGCGGTTGCCCTGGTGAAGAGGCGGTATAAGTACGCCTGGTTCCAGGGACATAATAAGTTTTGCCTGAACGCATACCAGATAAGGTCTCTAGCGTTTGAGTTCTTACAGCTTGCACCGCTTCAGCCATCCTCTTCGAAGCGGCATCCTCAATAGACTTAATCACTTCTCTCGTGTGAAACACCAGTTTGACCTCAGTCCCCATCAGACCTCCTTAACCATGACTACAGTTGAATTATTTATCTCTTGTGCTGGCTCCACCGGCTCCAAGGTCTTATCCTTCCACTTAAACCTATTAAGCCCCAAGTCAAGCGATACAGTGCCTCTCATCACTATCTTATGAGTTACCTCGCTCTTGAGCTGCTGGTAGACTGCCCTGGCATTGGCGTCTAAGGGAATTACTCGGGCATATCTAGTCTCCACCGGCGTCCATATCACCGTCTCACCGGCCGAAGTCTGTGTGGCAGTCCTTAATTGAATTGCTACTCTATCTTTTAGCATATTGGCTAATGTCATATCAAGTTCACCCTCAAGGGATTAAGCAGTTCCTTGGCCTGGCTGGGGATATCATAAGTAACCGAGCCAACGCCGGCAATGCTTTCGCTCTTCAGCTGGTCAGTTCTGTTCTCAAATAAATTGGCTAATATCAGCAGCACTGCCGCCACTGCATCGGGCACCAGTTCCTGAGTAGCTGCTCTGTCGCCATAGCCGGCAGTATATGTGACGACTATCTCGGCATCAACTTCCCATATAATGAGATGATATATTCTTCCAATACTAAGCCGTTCGCTCCAGCTCTCAAGGTCTTCGCCATCAATAGTTATGGTTATGGCTACTGTGCTGACTATGGGTTGCCTATAGAGTTTTATTATCCTAGTGCCATCACCTATGTGTGTCTCGATTATCTCACGCTGGACAAAAGCCCGGCCGGTAAAATCCTCTGCTTTCTTGGTGGCTGCTTCTGCCAGTCGCTCAAGTAGCTCATCATCATAGCTTTCGAACGTGTCATCACCAGCAGCATAATCGTAACTGGCTGTTATTCCATGGTTAAGAGTAGGAGCTGTCTCAAAAGTGATAGTCGCTGCACTAATAGCAAAGTCAGTGCCTTCTACCTGAAGAACGTCATTCACCTTTAGAATTAGACTACCCTCTATTGGTGTATGGTCAAGGTCGAATTCATCCTCAGCGCCAGTTCCTACACCAACGAATTCAGCGTCTATATGCAGACTAGCTGCCGCATTAACCCTCAAATAATTCTTAGCTTGGACCAACGTTACTAAACTCGTATCACTTAACGCCATTATTTCATCCTCCCTAGATCATAATGATCTTGGCTTTTCCCTAAATCATGTTTGTCGTGGCTTTTACCCAGACTGTATTCATCGTGGCTTTTTCCCAAACTATATTTGTCCTGGCTTTTGCCAAAGGTATATTTCATCATACTTTTTCCTAAAGCATAAGCTCGCGACACCAAATGTATACGGCCAACTATCCAGACTTTCTTGCCAGTAGTTTTCAATCCGAGTAAGGCAGTAGCAGTTCGTGTGTAAATTCTACCTTTCACGCCGGTAGTAGTCAGACCAAGAAGCGCAGTAGCTGACATCACATATATTTTTGTTTTGACTCCGGTTGATTTGAGGCCAAGTAGAGCCGTGCCAGCTCTCGACAAAGCAATCGCTCTAACACCTGTGGCCTTCAATCCGAGATAGGCAGTAGCTGTAAAGATATACTTGATAACTCTTGTGCCAGTGGGTTCAAATCCGAGTAATGCGGTGCCTGCTCTCTCAAGAGTTAGTGTTCTAATGCCCGTAGCTTTGAGTCCCAGAAGAGAGACTCTCGACCGTGTGTAAACTACTACTCTAGCACTGGTAGTTTTCAAACCTAATATGACAGTGCTTGCCCTTGTTACAACCAAAACCCTGACCCCGATTGTTTTCAAACCGAGCAGTGCCACGTTCGCTCTCGCATAAGCCACCAATCTTATACCGGTTGATTTGAGACCCAATAAAGTGTCATCTGTTCTAACGAGAATAACTACCCGGGTTGCTATATCTTTGAGACCTAATAGAGCGGTATCGCC